GCCAGCCGTCTATCTATACGGGCGAGTATCTGGCGAGTTTTCTGCATTTCCGATTGAATGCCCTTGATAGCCCATGCAACATCGCATTGCAGCATCTGGGAGCTGCGGATGGAATCCAGCACATTGCGGACAGACTCCAGCATTTCGAGTTGAAGAAATTCTTGCTTACCCTCGTAAACCCAGCTTGGCCTTGCTTCCGAATCTCTGCCATTTTTCCGCTGTGTTACTTCTCCTGCCATCACTTTCCTCCAGAGGCTTTCGCCATCCACTCACTTACTGCCTTGATTACGCATTCTTGGCCACATAGGTGATTTACTGTTTTGCCGTTTGCGACTTCTTTCGATCCTGTCGGCCATGGGTAAATTTTTAGCGATTTATGCGTACCTACCTCGGTTATTGTTCCGACCCACCAGCAATTGACATCGCCTTTTTGCTTGCCGCACACATCGCACGTAACTTGGGTTGCTATCGCCATCAAAACTGCCCCATGCCATACCAAACAAACCAGACCACAAAAGCCGCCACGGCCAGCAAAGCAATTACGCCCGCCACGCTGAAACGGCTCTGCTTGGGCACTGCTGGCAAATGAGCCGGATCTGGTAGAACTTTGTAGAGCATCCCTTTTTCGTGCAGGCTGATTCCGGCAATGCGATTCAGTTGCTTGAACTCGCGGTAAAAGGTCGGAGTCATGCTGCCCTCACAAAAAACGTGATGAACTTAAAGGCCCATTCCTTCAAACAATTTCCGCACTTGCACACGTTGCCAAGGCGGGGAAAGTAAACCCGATTACTTCCACAGTGAGGGCAGGTCATGCCGTTGCCCCTTTTGTTTGCAGCTGCCGCCTGCGTGAAATGATCCGATCTGACACAATCAGGGCATATGCTCGAAGCTGGCGATTCGTGCTAACCGATTTCAAATCGCGACTGAATTGGACTGTGCTGGCAATCTGAGCGCGTATCGAAACCGTCTGGCCGCTGCCCTTGCGCGGTTTGGCCGATTCATGTTCCAAAACTTTCCCCTCGTTCTTCTGGTGGGCAATGTAATCGGGCATCTCAGGCCTTTGCCTCCGCCGAAAACGCTTAACGAAATCATTGTTCTTTCTGGTTTGTTCTGCACTCATAATGTCCTCTCGTCCCATCCTTGTGCCATCGCTGCATCTAATTCATCCCCGTTTTCAGAATCAGAAGATGAGCGCACGATGCCTGCATTGATTTCGGCATTCATGACTGCCCGTTCAAAACCGTTCAGCATCTCGCCGCTGTACAGCTTGGCTTGCCATGTGGATTTATCGGGAGGAGCGTGCCTGACATCCCCTGATGATGTTTTCAGGTCAGCTTGCGCCGAAAGCACCTCTCCCCCCTTATCGCCAACCGTGATGGACTCTGTGAACGGCGTAGTGCCGCGTCCCTGGCCAGCAACGTCTAAAACTTGTGGGGCGGCGGGACTGACCGCTACGCCCCTATAGGTATTCGAGTTTTGACTAGTTAAGTGGGTATCACTGTTGGGATTGATGGACGGCTTTCGGGTGCAACCATCGCCAGTCTTAAGCCTGACTTCTCCCGTTCCGTCCGCATATGTCACCGCCTTTGTTGTATGTTCTTGTTGCGGGGCAACGTCTGAAATGCCAGTCGTACTCAACTCTTGGCAGGTAGCGCAGCGCAATGTCGGCGTTACCGCTCTTGATGTGTGAATGAAATTGCAATCGCCCTGAGCGCCACAAAGAGCTCGCCACATCTTCCCGTTTTCCGCTGCTGACTGAGACGTTTCAATGTGGAACCTCAGCCCGTTTTCCGATACCCAAGAGAGAGAGGTCATGCGCTCACTCCAAGTTCTTCAGCGTGCTCTTCGATGTAATCAGCAATCTCAGAAAAGCTTTTGCCCATATCGTTCAACTCCGTCAGGGCCGGGCCACTATCCGGCTTCCCGCAGGCATCATGCAATCCGAGCCACTTTGTTACGCGCTCCGGAAGCCACGATCCTTTGCCATCAAATAGGTCGCCTTCTACCTTCAATTGAAGCCCATTTTTTATAGCGACCTCACAAGCGACCCCAAGACAGCAATAGCCAAAGACATTTCGCAACACTTTTACTGTTTGCCTATATTTCCCGCTTCTCAGCGCATCAACCCATTTCTGCGCATTGGGATTTAATTTGGGCGTTGGCCCTGATGTGTTGGGTGGGGTCATGCCGTCGCTCTCCAAATCTGGCAATCTCTGCCTGAAAGTGTTTTCCCTGTGCCACAAGATTCAACAAAGCCCATGCTCACCAGCTCAGAACGCCTTGAACGCAGGCCAGAGGGTGAGCATTTAGGCCAGCCAAACTTTTCCACGCAGAAGAAATACCGTTCCGCTATCTGCTCATCTGAGCGTGGGCAGTTGGTCAAAATGTGAATAATCTTTTCGCGTACCGGGCCAATGTTTACGACCGTGGCCGCTGCTTTGTGGCTGGTGATTGGGTCTGAGTTACGGGCGTGTGCCTGCTCAAATAGCGGCAGGGAAGCGCTCTCACGCTGAGTGTTGCGGATTTCTGGATTGTTCTCAGACATAAAGCGCTCCCCGCTTAATTTAGGCAGTCTTCACCGCTGCAATAGCGAGTACCGTCTGCATTGGTTTACGTGTGGCCAGCAATTGGGCGCACGGATGGCATCTGTGCCGCTTGGCGCGTATTGCTGGGCTTTCGGTATAGGCGTTTACGAGGTCAAGCAGGCCATTGAAAAGGTATTGCTCAGACGAATGTCCGCATTCCATCGTGTCGATCAGCGAGTAAATTTTGTATTTGAGGTTGCGCGAATCGGGGCAGAGAATATCCAGCTCACGCAAAACGATTCTGCGAAGGGGGGCAGCCATAAAAGCCACCCACTTAAGAACAGAGTTGCCGAATCGCAACACGATAGAGCAGAAGTTTATGAATCTCATATTAGAGACTCCTTATTCTGCTCACTAAACCAGCGCTTTGATCCCGGTACACGTTTACGCTTGCGCCGCAAGCGGCAATTGTCCTGATGCGTCATCGGGCCAACGTGCGCCGGATTGACGCATAGCTTTACCTCACAGGAGTGGTCTAGGTCGAGGCGCAGACCGGGAAGCAGCGGCCCATTTACAAATTCATAGGCAAACCGATGTGCCGAAGTTAATGTTTTCGGGGTGCCATCGACGCTGTAAATGCCGTAACTGTATTCAGGGAATCCGGGAGGAAAATGTGTCGCCCCAGTCCAAATCCAGCAGCCCTTGTCGTGGTCTATCTGGACTTTTCGCTGAAAGCGCAGCGGGAAGGCACGAAGTTGACATAATATCGTTTTATCGCGCTTATCGGACGCTGCGTTTGTCTTCCGTTCTCTGTTCAAAGTGGGCATCCTTCTTAGACGGCTACCTTTACGCCTTCTGCCAGCCTCTTCAGCCCCATTCGCAAGACATCGGTCGCCTTGTTGATGCCGAGCTTGCCTTGGACTGCCAATATGAGTCGCTTTTCCTCATCTGAGAGGATAAAAGCCACTTTTGCGGGAATACGTTTTGTAGATGATTTTGGCACGAACCCAGCGTACCCCTTTCTGCTATTTTCTGTCAATACAATTATTTCAGGTTTATTAAGCCTGTTTTCAGCTACTTGGGATTTTTCCTCGGAATTGCACAGCTGCTCACTTCGGAACGCTCCAAAACTGACTGAGCCGCACGGTTTGCGATCTGACTGCGTTGCCAATAGAGGATAAAAGCTGCGTACTGATGAATTTTGCATAAAAACGGTGCTCCAATAAGGGAATGAATTTGGGCAGCGGGTATGAAGTTTTATTAAGACTGCCCAGCGGAGAGGATGCTAACAGGTTTTGGCGTAGTGCGCCATAATATATTTTGTTTCGCCCTTGACAGATTTGGCGTAGTACGCCATACTGGTTGCCATAGGAGGAACAAATGCAGATTGAGAAAGTCCACCAACTGATAGCAGACAAGAATGAGCGGCTTGAGCGCGATGCCTTACGTGAAGCCGAGTCAATCATTGATGCCATCGCGCAGCAGCAAGGCATTATCACCGCAGCCAACAAGAAGATTGACGGCTTGCGCAAAGACCTCACGGCTTTACAGGTAACGCAGCTTGACGCGAAGACCCTGATCGGAGAATAGGCCAATGGCAATCACGATAAAAGGAATCAAGATCGAATCGGTAATCCTTGGGCGTGATGAGAATGGGGCTTACAAGGTCAGCAGTTCTGAATATTCTCTCATCAGTTCAAAGGATACCGTGTTGGCCAAACAAACCGTGGGCGGCTATGGGGGGATGGTTCTGGAGCCGTCCCCTGCCACCAAAAAGGCGCTAGAAACCTTCATTAGCGGTTACATCGGGGATGTGACTGCATTGCTTGGACTGGCAGAAGAGGCATAAATGGCCGTTGTCCCTGTCGTACAATCTGACGGCATGAGCGCAGTAGTGAGAAATCGCCCTGTTTTGGTGTGCGACGTGTGCGGCTTCGATTGGATTAATCGGGCCGACAAATTGCCAGATCGTTGCGCCAGTCAAAAATGCCGTTCAATTTTCTGGAATCGCGGGAAAAAGGCCGTTGCGGAATGGAAGGCCCGCAAAAACAACCCCGGTCGGCCCAAGGGGAAAGACTCTAAGCAGCGCAAGCCAAAAAGGAGGAGATGATGACAATTCGACACTTTCCAACTAATGAATGGGTGCAGCAGTCACACGCAGCGCGTTCGGCCCTCGGAGAAATGCTCAAGCTAGTCGAGGATGGCGTACTGGTGAGAACCACAAAAGACGATGGCAGTATGGGGGAGTTTGTTGGGCAATCCGTCAGACTCACGAGAGTGCTCAAGCAGGCACAAGAGGCACTAGCTTAGCCGGGGAGCGCAAGCCAAAAAGGAAAGCGAAGAAATAAGAATGGCAGACGAATTCATTTATTGCCCACAGTGCGAGTCTACAAAAATCGTAAGCGCCGATTTCGATGACGACGAGGAGGACATGGAAACGCTGGAATGCGAGGACTGCGGCTGGCAGGGAACCTCTGGCGAACTTGTCTGCAAAGATGAAGAAGAAACCGAGAAGTAGCCCATTTTTGGCGCACCAAGAGGAAAGGACGGAAGAGAGATGGCGACATGCAATCACAAGCAATGTGCTATTTGTTTTCGGCGGCAATGCCAAGACTGGTCACGAACGCTTGTGAAATTTGGCAGTGTTATAGCTTGCGACCTCTGCGTGAGCAAGGCCGTTCAGTGGGCATATAAAACCGCTTGCATGTGGGGCGGATCGGAAATCGAACAACCCTGTGGACGTGAGGCCGGGGAGAGGCTAGGAGGGTAAGGACAATGGCCGGAACGCGCACAAAACGAGTTGCTTTGATGGTGGATGGCGAGTTGGAAATCCACGCTGAGGACATTACCGGCAATTATGCAACCCTGTGCGGAGTGGACGGCGACGATCCCAAATTGGAGCAATATCCAGCCGAACTGCCAAAAGGAAAGCGGATAACGTGCAAGCAGTGCTACCGGATATTCAAGGCTTGCAAGGATTTGAGAGCGGCTGATTTTGCTGATGCCGCGAAAGGTAACATTTTGAGGCGCGGGGCGGCATCCCGCAAGCCCTGAAGGGGGAAGCGATGGCTAAAACTTATGGTGAGCAGTTCAAAGAAGCGTTGGCTTGCAACTCGAAAGAGCAGGCCGATAAGTGGTTTGCCGATGAAATACTCCGCTACGAGCGAGAGTTCGGCAAATCGGCAGCAGAGGCCACGAATATTATTCACGCCAATTTAGGCTACATGGCTGGCTATTACGACGATGCGACGGCCAAGAAAATTGCTGAATTGTTCGGCGCAAACCATCCTATTTTTGGCGGCTCGGATTACCACAATACGACCTCCCCAGAAAAGGCAGTTGCCCTAGGACAGCATCACGCAATCGAAACCAACAACTGATCGCGGCCCGATCCGGGAGAGAGGACGCAGAAATGACCAAAGAAACGAAGGAACTTGTTTTGAAGGAATTGAATAGGTTGCGTGGCGATGACTATGAGCGCGCCAAAGCAGCCTTCCGCAATCGCACACCGAAGCAGATGCAGGAGATTTACGGGGCATCCGGTAAAACCTGCCAAGCCCTGCTCAATGAATGCCGCGAGTACGCAGAAAAGGTTGAGCGGGCAATTGCTGAAATAGAAAAAATGTAACCGTTTTCCGGGGGCGAGGGGGAACAGGGGGAGATTATGGCCACGGAGCCAGAGAAATTATGTTTGTGGTGCAAGCATTTCTATTTAGATGTTGGCAGTCCGGGTTATTCCGAGTACACGCCGGGGTCTGACTTTGAAATGGATTGCCGCAAGAATCATTGGGAGTATCGCGGGGTATCTGGGACGGAAGATGAGTACCGCGCGTGTCTTATATCCGCACTGGTATGCCCTGATTACGCTTTCAATGAAACGCTTGTGAGCATTCAACCTGCTTACAAGAAAACGATCTGAGGGGGCTGAGTGATGGCAGAGACGAAACACGAAGTGAAGCCAAGCAAACTAGCGATGGTAGCGGCTAAAAGAGTGCTGGACGTGATGCTGCCGGAACCGTTTCGCACTGAAACCGAAGCCATACCGGGAACGCTTGAGGATATGGCGAAAGAAATTGATGCTGCCTACGGCAACTCTCATGCGCTTCTAGTCGATGCGCTGGAGGCGGTTGATGCGAAGGGTTGCAACTGCCGATCAACGCATGAACCTGATTGGCATTCGGATAAATGCGTGATTCCAAAGGTTCGGGCTGCGCTCCAAGCTGCCAAACAGGGGGAGAAAATAGGTGAAAAATAAGCACAATCTTAGTACGATGGGGCATGACCAAACCCAAATTTATTCTCGCAATCATCTTTGCTCTCGCACTCGCAACCGTGGGAGTCTGCAATTCCACCAAAACCCGCCAACTGAAACAGCAATCATCTCTTTTGGACGGCCCCAGGTGTTTGCCGGGTATGCTCTGCCCGAGGTGACAGCATGACGGCTGCTTACGCTCCGTGGGCAGCCGAGTTTATCATGGAAGTCATCGGCTCCGTCCTCTACCTGAAACGCTCTCGCCTGCTCTCTGCCATCTTCTACTTCTGTGCAATGTCAGACTTTGCCCTTGTTTTCATCTTTGGCCGGCCGTTCTATGCATGGGCCTCTTGGGGACAGGTTGCCATTAAGCAACTGATGCTCATTTGGCTGGCCTGTTCCATCTGCGGAATCTTCGTGCAAGAGCGTAGAAAGTCCTTTACCCGCATTACCGCAGCTTTCCTCTCGCTTGGTTCTGCTGCCATCATTACCGCTTTGTCAGCATCAGGTGAGACGCTAAAAGACAGACTTTTAGACGCTGAGATTGCCGCAAACATGATTCTTTTGGGCATGGTATTTATCGGCTGGATTTCCCGCCGTGCCATGCTCGATCAAACGTGGAAGTGGATTGTGGCAGGCTTTATGCTGATGGTGGGCAGCGATCTGCTATTCACTGGATTGTGGACGTTCTGGGACGGAGCAAGACACTGGTACCCTATGGGCGCGATAGCAGCTCAGGCCGTTTGGATTGCAGGGCCATTGAAGTCTGTACGCTTGGATGAGGTTCGCCACAATTTAGGACACAAGTTTCCGCAAGTAGAGAAAATGAGGGTGATGTGAGCGCAGCAGAGAAGTTTAAAAGTCGCGGATACCGAGAAGCCTGTGCTGAGGCATATCTACGCCGCTGCCTGATTTCCGGGCAAATACGTAAACTGAGAAAAGAGAGAGGTTGGACTCAGGAGCAATTAGCGAATGCCGCTGGAATAAAACAAAGCGTGATTTCCAGAGCCGAAGACCCGAATGTTGCGCGATGCACATTGACTACTCTGCTGCAAATTGCAAAGGGTCTGGATATGGCGATTGATCTTAAATTTACTCCTTTTGACGTGCTTGCGGAAAGGCTAGATAGCGGCGAAGTGTGAGTGGCTTACAGAGGCCCAGAAGGTGAGCTAAATGCTACTGGCCCGCCGAAGGTCTGGCCATTGCCGCGATGCCCTTGCTCAGAGCGAACGGAAACCCGCCAAAGCTGGCCAGCCCAATCAGTGAAGTAGGATCAGGGATCGCGTGTGTGAGCCTTACCACATGCACAAATCCCCAGATGGCCGTGAGCACCGTAAGCGTACCCATGACGCGGCCCCAAGAATAACAGCCGTCTGATTCCTGCCATGCAGTTGATAGTCTATTTAGAAAATTGAGCATGTTGCCGCTCCTGCCGCGCCGCCGATGGCCGCGCCTTTCCACTTTGCTAGAGAACCTATAGCCGCTCCCCCGCCGGCACAGCCCACCACTTTCAGCACCTTGATAAACCTGTGAACCTTACTGCCGCCTTTGGCAGCGCTCTCCCAATTCTGGGCATTCAACTTGTACTGCTCTTTCTCTTTTCCGCAGGCCTGTAGATCGTTGTCGCACTTCAGGTGTGAGATTTCCATGTCCTGAATTGCTTTCAAATTGGCTTGGGCATCGCCGGTTACTACCAGTTGCGGAACGGGAGAATCCGGCAAAGTCTCAACCTTCAACTCCGAACCAACTGCCAAGGGTGCAGGCAGAAACTTAGTCACCGTTTGAATCGTTGCAGGCTTGTTCCGGACAGCTTCGAGTTCCGCATCCTTCTGCTGGCGTACCTGCTCGATCTGCTTGATTGCGTCCTGAGAGGCTTTGGAGCGTTCTTCTGCTCTGGCGTTCGCAATCTCTTGTTTGGCTATCCAAACGCCACAGGCAAGCAGAGCTATCGCCAGCAGCGGATACAATATGTGGTGCTTGGTCATTTTCCCTTCTTCCAGAACTCAGCATTGCGGAGCAGCCCGACTGCATTCCGCACAATGGCTTGTTCCTCTAGCGTGAACTTGCTCTCAAGCAATGCCAAAATGTCTTTTTCCAGATCGGCAAAGTTGTACTTCTTGCGATATTCCACAATCGAGCCAATCTGAAAGCCAACAAAGGCTGTCAGTGGCAGTATCCAAAGCAAATGTAAAAGATTCATTGTGTTTCTCCTTATTGAAAACTCTTTTCCACTTCTGCCCAGACAGCATCCATGCCACCATCTTTCATGATCTGGCGTACTTCGTCTGTCGGCGCACCTTCAGGGAACCTGCCTGTGATCTGAAAATGGGGGGCATCCACGATCCGTACCCAATTCGCTCCTGATACCATGCCCAGAGAAACGCCTAAGGCTTCCATGCGCTTCCATGCTGGATGCTCCGGGTTCCAGTCGATTGAACCGTCTTTATTGAGAACATCGCAATCCACTGCCAGCCCCAGGTTATGGTACGAATGGCCACCTTGGGCGTTCGTCACTACCCCGGTATGGTGGATCGGGTCAATGTAAGATCCGTCCGCGTTTCTGCCTTTTTGCCAAAGGGCCTGCTGTTCTGAAATGGTTCGGAGTCCTTGGGCCACGATAATGTAAACGCCTTCAACGGCTAACTGAGTTGAGAGCTTGTAAATCGCATCTGAGAGACGCGGGTAAACCAGTTTCAGTCTTTCTTGAGAGTGTGCGTTCATTTGTTCCTGTCTTTCTTGACGTTGTTATTTCTCAGGATCGCGTCTGTGTTATTTGGCCCTGCATTGGGTAGGTTGCAGATGAATTTTTCATACTCGCCGCGATTCATCGGCTGAATGCCCAACCCATGACAGCGGAGCATGTAGGCTTGATAAGCGTCATCTGCTGCGCTCATTTGGCCCTCACGATCTGAGGATCAAAACGGGCCTTACATATCAGCGAATCATCCTGTAACCGTTTGCAGGAGCGATTGAAGACGTAAACGCGGTAGGTGATGGATTGGTCAATGCGAACGGGCGGGTTATGGGCGCAACTTGCCAGCAGAATTACAAATCCGAGCCAGCAGATGCGCCATAGGCTTTTTTTGAGATTAGTCCTTTACGCTCGGCAAAGTCCGTCCACATCAAGCCGTGCTGATAGGTGATGATTGAGACTTTGCGGTATATGCCGAAGACAATGAGCAGCGTTCCGGCTGAGAATATGTCGGAAAAGTGGAATGGTGGCATGGCGCGGTTCTTCCTTTCAGAATCCCCCGCCATGTCATACAATTCCGCCCAGCGCTGGCGAGGTGTACTCTCCGCTGGCGTTAGGTCTGGGCGGTTGCTGTCGGCTTCCGCTCAGGCCGTGTCACTTATGATCTATCTATAAGCGCAGCCACAAATATGAATTGAGATGAAATTTATCACGCCTTCATTGCTTCTTCTACAGCTTTTTTAATCTTATCTTTTAATCCGCCATTCAATAAAACCACGATCTGCTCATGCTTTATATCCTGCCGTCTTCTCAGTTTTAGGTAGGCAAAGAACGCCACCAGGGACGGAGGCCCACCGTGGGCCAGCGCCATCACTAATTGCTGCCAGAAAGTCATGTGTTCCATACTGAGCGAAGATGGGGCGATTGCTCTTTATGAAGGATGAGAGGAAAATATCAGGCCATGGAACACTGGAAAATTATTGCGCTCTCAATAATGGGGATTGTTTGGCTCTGCTCTGTCTGCTTTGTGGCTTGGCTTTATCCTAAAGATTACAATGTCCTGCCGTTCCGCAAGAAGCGTCAGGGATGAATCCAGCACCCACTCCCCCGATAAATTGTCACCAAGTCGCCCACCGTGGGGGCAAGTAATTGAACACTAAAAACTGTCCCTGAAGCTGAAGCGCCCTCAACCGAAGCATGAATGTGGAATGGCATCTTTGTTGCTGTGCCGCCCAGCGTCCAGTTTGGAGCAATCTGAAAGGTAGTCGTAGTTGAGGCTTGGTCGGTCACTGCTCCATAAACTGAAGCTGTTGCTGCCGTGGCCATTGAATAATTCGCGGTGACGTTCGTCGCTCCGTTAGTCGCCGTAAGCAGGTTCCACTGGTTTGAGGTTGCCGCCGTCGCCTGTCCGACTACTCCATCACAGTCAAGTTGCAGAGAATTAGCGACTAAAGGCAGATTGAATGTCCATGGAACGCCGCCGCCAGAACCGATTATTGTCGCTGCGGTGCAGCTTGCTACCGTTCCACTAGTTCCGCATGTCCAATCTGCTGTCAGTATTGCGCGGGTTCCCATGGGGGTAAAAACTGAATTGTTATTGTTGCATTCGAGGCCATGAAGTGTTTGGTCGCCATAGCAAACGTCCTGTCCTCCCGCCGCTGCCGTGGGGCTAAATTCTATGACATGATTGGCGAACTCAAATATATTCGACCAAGCCTTGTTTGAAGCTCCCAGTGGTTCTGCTCCATTGGTAGTTGGCTGAATTCCGGCTCCAGCGGTGAGGTTCAGAGTACCATTGGAATCAACATTTAAGACAACACAGGTCGCACTGGCATCAGAAAATGTGTAGTTGTTTTGGGCCTGCGGAAGAATAAAGCAGGTATGCTGAGTTGCTCCTATAGTCACATCCTGCGTGACGTGGCTGGAGATATTATTACCATCCAAAAGCAGTTGAACATTGACGAAGTTGGCCCCACCGGGCATGTTCGTACACACGCCTCTTGCCCCTACGCCTGTTCCCAGCAGTGTGCTTCCTACGATCTTATGGCCGTATCCGTCATTTAAATTAGCATCGCATATTGTATTGGTTTCAAAATCAGCATTCGTAACGTGAATCTGCGTACCTGTGGCTCCGGCAACTACATTGATTCCGTTTAAGGAATCCGCCATTGTTGAATCCGTAAAATCGACAGTGCGCGAATTAGCTCCAGATATATTCCACCCATCGGCGGTGCCGGGGTTGATCGAAGCATTATTCCCACCGCAAAGATCGGCGGTCGAACCGACGAAATGGATCTGGCTTGGGATGCCGGAATTAGGCCCGTTCTTGACAACATAACAATGGCTGCCAGCTTGATCCGTGTGGACATTATAAAAACTGATCATGAAGGCGTTATCTTGAATGACCCAACCTGAGCCCTTTGGCTGATTGCACTGAATATTCTCGAATTTCAGTGCGCGCATCTGTTGTGCTGTAGTTCCTCCATTGATGTCTACACAGTCACCAGCCGTTGCTCCACCTACGATTTTATTGCCAATCATAGCGAAGTCTTTAAACGTGATACCTTCAACGGCATTGGCTGAGCCGAGAGACAGAACAAAGAAACTGCCGCCTGTCGATGTATTCGTGAGCGATGTGCCAGCCACTATATTGGCGTTTGTTCCCGGATCGTTCGGCCCACCCATTCCCTGCCCTTCAATCACTATCGGCTTTTGAATCGTGACAGGCCAGCCAGCGGCAGAGCAGTTGCCTTGCTGCAAAATTATCTTACCGCCGCCGGTAGGCAGAGCCGCATACGCTTCGGCAATTCCGCAGGTAGTTGAGCTGGCAACGTAATTACAGGCATACTGAATTCCAGCAATGTTCTTCGGACACGTTGCCGTAAACGTTCCCCCTACCGAGACGTTCCCTGGTACCGAGAACGTCGCTGCCCCGCTTGAGCCTGAATGCGTGAGTGTGAATGTGGAAGTCGGGTTGCTTCCCGTGCCGAGCACATCCTGCCAGAGCCATTGGTCAACTGCCGAAGCTGCCCCAGTCCAGTAATTGCCTTGCACTTTCATATTGTTTGAGCTTTGATTGGCCCCTGAAGTCGCTGCCGTGCTCTTCTGTAACGTCAGATCGCCGGTATCAATCAGCCCTGCAAAGGTCGAAAGGGGAGTGCTCCAAGTAATCGAATCCTGCGTCCAAATAGTTGCTCCGCCGCTGGCCACTGATCCCCGCAGCCTGAATTTATAGCTTGCCGAAGTCAGATAGACCGTTGCCCGCCCGCCCGAATCTAAGAGGATTGGGTTACTATTTGCGGAAGTTCCGGTGCTCTCTGAATATGTCACCAGCGGCGTTGTGCTGCCAGCCGCGAACGTGTCGAGCTGGCATCCCGCGCATGGATTACCTGAGTTGTCCAGCAGTTGAATGTTGCTGTTGAGATACGGCGCAACCGTGGTTTGGGCCTGAGACATCCCGGCCAGCAGAATGAGCAAAAAGAATAGTTTGGTTTTCATTTTGTTTGGGAGTAGCATCTAAGGCGTTATGCTTGAATTCGCATTTATTCTGTTTTGTGGCTTTTACTTCTGCCACCCCCTTGTGAAAGGGGCAGTCAATCTGATTTATTTCCTCACCGTTGATTACCCTGATCGCCATTCACGGATTGGGCCAGTGAATTAACAAATTGCTGCACTTTGAAGTTAGCCATAGCGGGCGGGATTGTTCCTCTGCCCGCTTTGCTTATTGCAATCGCCAGCTTTGATTGCAGCATGGGATCATCTAAAACCGTTTTCAGCGCATAGACGCCGAGACCAACCGCTGCCCCTGCCTCATGCCCGAATATGGCGCTGGTTCCACCCCCGGCCAATGCACCAGCAAATGGCCCGCCTAGTCGCGCGGGGATCGTCTGTCGATTTGCTGCCCGATTAACGGCCTTTTCAAGTGAGCCTTTCAGATCAAAAAACTGGCTCTCTTGCGCATTCAGGTTTTTGATTTCAGGGAAGTGCTGCTCCAATTCTTCTTTTAGCCCTCGCGCAAGGTTTTTCTCTGCTTCCACTCGCGCTGTGCTGGCCTCGCCATAAGCGCGGTCGCCAATCTGCTTATAGGTTCCCTGCTTAATGGCCTGAGCATCCTCCGCTCTGATAACTCCCGGCTTGGTATTGAGGAAATCATTGCCAACATCTGCAATCGTGTTGAGGTCTGCGGTTGGAGAGGCTTGCTTTGCAAATTGAGCTGCTGGCTTATTTAGACGGGATGCAACGCTGAATTTATTGATTGGCGCATTCGGGTTGCTGGCAATCTGGGCTTTGACCTTGTTGTTTAGATCCTCCACCAGTCCATTGAGCTTTGAAACCCCCTCTTCACTGATAGGGATTGCCGCATTAAGGCCAGTACGTACCGCTGCAAGGTTTTCTGCTGGGGCATTTGTGGTGGAAGGCTTCAAGGCGCTCTGATACATCGCTTCAGCAACCTTTGGAGCTGCCCCGCGTATAAGGCTAGCTGCACCCTTTAGCGTTCCCTCTGCCACTTTTGGCCCTGCTACCGCTGTCGCTAAATCCGTAATCGCTCCGCTCTTGTCTTGTGGCTGTCCTGTTTCTCCAAGGTACCTGGATACAATATCGGCGCTCATTGGCCCCAATATCGGAACGGCTGAGGCCATATCGTGCATGTTGGCCATATGCTGATTTCCGTTGTATGCGTTGTTTGCCTGATCTGGCGATTGCGTTGAGGCTTGCGCTCTCAATTCTTGTGCCTTGACATGCTGCGCATACATCGGATCGGTCACAAGGCGTTTAAGCACCAAAGCACCCCGCCCCATTACCTTATCCGTGTACTGCTCATCTGGATTCTGCGGTTCTTTTGTGGCAGCGTCATACAGTGCGCCGGGAAGATGGATCAATCCACCACCAGCACGCTTAAGTGATGCCAATACGCCAGTATCCGGAGCAGCCGCCTTTTTAGGCTCTTCCACTGGAGTCCAAGCGGAAGCTGCCGAAGGCGTTTCATCTACAGGTGTCCAAGCTGAGGTTCCCATTATTGCTCCAGTTTCCATCCCGCAGGCAGGGCCGTTCCCGCTACTGCTTGATGTAGCTTGCCCTGTGGATCACGCGCCTGAATCATTCCCTTTGCGGGCTGATTGCCGAAGTTTGGTTGTGCCTGTGTGCCTTTTTCGTATTGATCTTGACGCTGCTGTTTCTTGCTGGCCATGAGAGCCTTGTAAGCTGTAACTGCCCCCGCCATCTGCTGCGGGCTGGCATTGTCCGGCATCGTGCCGCCCTGCTTATTCAGTTCCGTGTCTGTAATGTGGCCGCTGGTTAGGGCCTTTGTTACTTCCGCCGTATAAGCATTTCGGATGATCTGGAAATTTGTTGCCTTGTCAGAGCCGAACTGCACTCCAAGTTGATTGCCAATGGAGTTTAAGGCGCGCACATTGCCATTGTTCATCGCATCCGCTGCGGATTTCAGCAAGTCAGCGTGGGCAATCGCCGTATTGTAGGCATTCAACTCATCTGAAACCTTGCCCGAAGTGAAGGATTTCTTTACGCCTTGCTCAATAGCAAAATCGCCGGAGTTGAACTGTGGATTGATCGACTTTACTTCTTTGGCGAACGCTTCTTTTACTGCCATGGGTGTACGCGGGGAAATCACATCGCCCCATTTCATCTGGCCCGCAGCAACCGCTTGAGCCATGGCTGACGGCTGCCCACCTTCGCCCTTTGGCACCTGATTATTCAGGTTGAAATTCATCTGCGGAACAAGAGTCGCTTTGTATTTCATGAAATCTGAAACACTCTTGCCCTTGTTTTTGTTCATCCAATCCGCTGCTTCCTGAGCATCTAACGGAACGCCCGGAGCAAGACCTTGCTTCTGGTAAAAGGCCATTTCTGCTTTGATTTTGCCTGTATTGGCCTGTACCTCTCCCGTTCGCGCGGTCGCTTCCCCGGCCTGAGCTTGATTCTTTGCCCCTTCTGCCTGTTTCGCGGCTTCTTCCACCAGCTTGCTATGAGTCTTTAGGCCAATGCCGATATTCTTGAACTGATCGTCGCCCGGATACTGCGGAGGCATCTGGGAAACATCCACGCCCATTTTCTGCAAGCCTTGAAGCTGCTGCTGATAGACAATCGGTTTTTGGTCTGCTGGGGCTTTGTCCACTACATCATGAGCGCCCTGCATAGCATCTGATTGCTGAAGGGCGATTGATCCTTGCTGCTGTACCAAAGCAGCGGCTTTTTGCTTGAGATCCAAAGCATGTTGCTGGGCTGCCTGAAATGCCGTAGGAGAGACTTTCCCGGCAATATCCTGAAGCGTTTTATCGACATCGCCCTTGTTCCGTCCGTAAGCTTCGCGGATGGTCGTATCATCCTGCATAGCTCTTTGTTTCTGTTGAATCTCTAAATCGTTCTTCTGATTCTCCTGCCCAGCCGCTCTGAGCTGTGCTACTTGACGCATCAGGTCAAGAGCATTCGGCCCCGGTTCTGGGATCTTGAGATTATTAGCTGCTAAGGGAATAGAAGCCACTTATCCACCTCCAAACATAGCCAGCAGAGCAGACAGTGAATTTGTCCCATTACTCACTGCTCCATTGATCGCATTGGCTGAGTTGATGTACCCGGAAGCCGTTGCCGCGCCTGCGTTATTGATGTTGTTTCCGATTTGCTGGCCTGAAGTGAGCAGAGTATTAGAAACATTGTTTGCCGTTCCCAAGCCTGCATTGCTCAAGTTGTTTGCTGATACCTGCCCTTGCCCTGAGAGGGCTGACAGGCGGTTAAACAGGTTCGTCTGATCGTTTGTGAATGTGTTGTAATTTGTGTTGTAGTTTTGCAGAGCGCGATTATAGACGTTCCCGTACTCGCCTGAAGCAGCGTTCTGGTTGTAGTCAGAGAGAGCTTTAGCCGTTCCACCGGTAAGCAGCCCACCTCTGGCAGCAGCAGAGTTCTGTAGAGCGTTTTGCCCTTGCTGAAGTCGGAACTGATAACCGGGGTCGTTTTGTTCTGTTACCCCTGTCGGGCTGTTGAACGTCTGATTCCAGCCCTGTGCGAGTGAACCGAAAGAGCCATTGTTCGGGCCGCCGCCGAAATTAATCCCTCCAGTGGGGGCTTGATCGCCCAAAAATCCGCCAGTTTGTCCAAAATCAGCACCGTTTCCGGTTTGCGGTACTTGCCCCGGTGCTCCGCTGGCGTTCTGCACGTTGCCAGTGGTTTGCAGATTGCCCATCCCGTTCGGAAATGGTGAAGGATCGCCAAGATTTCCAGAACTGCCAATTGTTCCAAGCCCCGGCTGCGGAGGTTCTGGCTGGGGTTGCCCATTAGCTCCTAACAGGCCTGCCGCTCCACTAGTTGTTCCGCCTGACATGATTGGCGGTCGCATCTGAATCTGATAGGGGTTAGTTCCCGGTGAGGTAATAGGTGGGTTCATGTTGAACTGATTCCCTCCGCCGCCAGTCTGCAGAACCTGTCCCGGTAATCCGTTGGGATTACCGTTAGGCGTTCCACCTGAAGGCCCGAATGGATTCTGCCCAGGTTGAAGCATGGCTGCATTAGCCTGTATGGGCATCGGGCCGCCATTCCCTCCTCCTCGTAACGCCCGGAGTGAATTCAAAGCATTCGGGTCAAACTGGCTGCCATCTAATGCGCCCCCTGAAGGCGTTTGCGGGGCATTGGGATTAATCACGCCTGCGGGAAGTCCCTGAGCTGGATTCAGGCCCATGAGGTACCCCAAACGGCTATTTGCTGAAACTCCAGTGTTGTAATAAGGTGCAAGCAGATTCAGGGAATTCCCATACTGCTGCTTGGAGAAATTCAGCGCATCTGTAGCGTCCTGATGCTGAAGATTGGCAGCATTGTTCGCTGCATTAGCTTGAGTATCAGCCGCATGGTTGGCCGCATTGCTCCCGAAAATCCCTTGAAAGATTGACCCTACTATGCCCATTGGAGTTCCTTTGGCTTGCTGATTCCGTAAAGAACCTGATCGTGCAGCTTGCCGCCCTTCATTAAGCTGGCCTCATTCACGCCGAATTCCACCATCCCGCAGTCCAGCGCATACCTCTTTACGATCTGGTTTTCCTTAGGCACTTCTGCGATGAGCCTCATGCAGGGCGTGTGCTTCCAAAGCCACTCAATAAAACCGGACGTAATTTCGCGTGATTTGTCGCCAAAGGCCTTCGGAAGTAAGCAGGGATGCGCTTTCCAGCAGATTGTGTTTTCAGGAATCAAAGCGAACAGGCCGAAAATCTCATCGTTTTCTTTTGCCAGCACGTAGGAAACCTGTACATGCTTGATTGGTTCCCACCTTGAAGGTTCTGGGCTGAAATCGTCTGAGACATGGGCATATACTTTGGGGTCAGTCACAATGGCCTTAATTAAGGCCCAATCTTTTGACAACTCAAATGTCATGCTTGATAGGATCAGCGGCCACATCGCCCAAAAGCCCTTCAGCCGCTTTTATGGCGTGCTCATGCTGCTCTGCTACAAACTGTCGTTGTGGATCGAGTGAGGCTTTGCGTGTCTCAGGATCAGAGGCAACCTGTACGGCCATAGTGTGCCAGTGATCGGTTGAAGCATCTCCGCAGCAGCGGATTTTGGCCGCTACCTGCCCATTGGAAAGTTTCTTTACTTCTACTATTTCGGTTGAGTGTGGCATGGTAAGATTTGTGAGATGTGGTGGCTAAAACATCCTGAATTGATACTGTGCAATCGCTGCCGAAAGGCTCAGGCCGAAGCGTGCGTTAAAGGGCGTTTTGATAATTGGCTTGGCAGTGCAGAAGATGGGGATTTTCTCTGCCTTGAATGCGCCAACAAAATCAACATCCCCCTAGAACGCCTGATTGTGAAGAGAAGTGCGATAGATGCGCCTTCGCCATCAGCCTATATCCAGTAATCATCCCTGAATAAACCCTCTGCCCCCCGGCTTGCCGCCCGTTCCGCCCGATGATCCGCCGCCTGTCTTTGCGCTTCCCAGCACAGTAGTAATCTGTCCCACAATCGAACGCCCTTCGGCTGCGGTCTGCACTGAGGCTGAAGCCGTTGACTGGTAAGCCACTGCACCGCCCGCGAAAGTAGGATCATCGAAGTAAACGAACGCGCTTCCAAATGAGCCGGGATCGACCGAGCCGCTGTTATAACTCACGGTTCCCGGCGGAAATTGGCTCAGATAAGCAGATACCGGGATGGAAGTGCTCACGCCATCATTCGACATCGTTGTGCTTGAGGTTGGCGTATTGGAAACAATTACAGGGGTCGCCCGGAATGAATTTGCCAGCCTGTCATTCGCGTCCAATGCAATGGCTGCGCGTTTTCCCCCTGTGAGTGGTGAGCCTGTGCCATCTGCTGCAATGGAATCTGTTGAATCGAGGAACCCTGAGGCTATGATTTTGCCTAGCGTGATGCTTAGTGGCTCAGTTCTTCCGGTCACATTGGCAACGGCCTTAATCTCGCCCAAATCCGTAAGAACTTTGTCGCCGCGTGTCGCCAGATCACGCACCAGCCTGCCAAAAGCCGAATCAGGCTTTACGCCTATCTGCGCAAGCTCTTGAAATATTGGCTCTAATGGCCGTGGTTTGATGGAATTGGACAAAGACAGTACTTTCTAGCAGCAGTTTTGAAACAGCATCAGCGTTTATTCAAAAATCGCATCAATTGCGGCCACTAAAGCCCTTCTAGACTCGTAAAAATCGCCAATTTGGCGGTAAATGCCGCGCTGTTTACTCCGGGCGGCAAATGCAGAGGAAAGGGACTCTGCATTGTTTCGCTCTCTGGTAGCCCTCCTGAGGCTATCCGCCCGAATCTTTTGTTCTCTAATCAGATTCCTTTGTTCCTTAACCGTGAAATGCAGATGGTCAGTCTCGTAAAATCCGAGATGTTCCTTGGCGGCCTGTGGCTTGGTCGGGTAAATATGTGCCCAATTTAAGAATGTTGTATGAAGAATCATGTTAGGATTGGCGAATGAAAAAGCGTTGGATATCTAATCTCACTCTTGAGGAACGGGGAAAATTGATGGGGCTTTTTGTTATGTCCGCAGAAGAAATGCGTTCATTTCTCGATTCCATTATTTCCAAGATTCCTGCCTCTGCGGCCATTTTCCTGAAAAATCAGTGGATAGCGGCCTTGGTTGAAAAGGAACACATTAAAAAAGTAAAGGAAGAGACGAAACGGTCACGTGGATTAATTAGTGCCCTTCGACAAGCTCGCCGTCGCGCAAATAACCAGTCGCGGCTTATTCACTAAGCCCGTTCCCTCAACTGCTGAGAAATCCTCTTCTGTGGTGTCATCTCAGGAGTCCCTACCAAATCAGAATCCGTAATACGAACCGGAACGGGGTCTGTGCCTGAAAGCTCAAAGATGATCCCGCTCGATCCCCAAAACTTGCCGAATCTCCTGCTAATGACTCGCGTACCGAATTTTCCAATCTGCCCCAGGTTCAACAGTCTTTCCGCGCTCCAAGTGTGAGCACCATCTTTTGAGAATCTCAGCATGGCTTGCGGATCACGCGGATTGCCTGCTCCGTCCAACAATGGATTTGACGGCCCCAGCCCTACGTCCATGATGAATTCTACGGAATCAACGTAATTCCAAACTCCCGCCTGCCCGACATACGGTGACCTTCTTAGCCAGCGTCTTGGATTGCCAAAGTCATCGCAGAAATTCCACCCGCCTGCACCATCTGAAACCGGAAAGCTCATCTGATAGATGTTCCCTGATTTCGGATCGCCAACTAAATGCTTGCCATAAGCGAACATGTGAGAGCACGACCTGTGAGCATCGTAAGCATTGCCATTCCAGAAGCCCCACTCTGCCCACAGCCCAGTGGAAACGTCATACACCCATGTTTTATTGGCGGTCGGAAAGTACCAGACTACAAACGTATGTCCGGCCATCTGGCAGGAGTAACCAACCGCATCTGAAATAGTCGAATAGTTCTGCCAAGCAAACTCAATCGCATGAGTCGAGATTCGCTGAAATGTGTAACCATTTGTTCTGAAAGCTATTCCTGAGCCTCTCACGTCTGCCCAGATACCAAAGACAGCGTTATCTGCTACCGTTTGCCCGAATCCAGCAGCTACGCCCTGATCTGATGAGCCGCCCGGAATCACATCGAAGGGAAAGACATTTCCTGAGTCGTAGTAGCAGACTGATTTATTGGCCCCGCCTAAACACAAGTTGCGAATGAATGCCGTGATCGACAAAACATTATCGGGAAAAACTGATACGATGGCCGCGCTTGCCGGATCCCAGTTAATTCCGTCCAAAACAGGTGAAACAAAGAATTTTGCTGAATTGCCGATAAGGGCAATGAAAAATCCGTCAATGTAAGCGAACTGCGTTACCCCTGCCAGTGTCGCAATTGGCCCTGTAAGTACTCCTGTAGCCAAGTTCAAGCAGTAGCCTTGCCCACCTGAGGCAATCATCAATTGAATGTTGGATGATGCGAGAGAAACGGGTAAGCCGTCATTGCCCACATTACCCAGAGCGTTACTTGTGCCATCCGCAAAAACTTCGTACAGCGTTGATCCTGATGCCACAAATGACCGCTGCAATGAGTTCGGAAGTTGTACCTGCCATGAGCCGTTAGGCCGCATGGGTTGATCGGTAACAGTGGTAAACAGTTTCAGCCCCGGTGCTCCCACCAGCGTTAAATCGTTTTTGCCTGCTCCGCTCTCATCCTTTTCCACGCAGAGGTTCATGCAGACTTGGGCATCTGCTGAGAAAGTCTGGCCCTGATAAGCCCCGCCGATGAATGCGTAACGTGACATTTAGCTCAGGAATCCTGAAAGAATGTTGGCGATTGAAGCTGACGGCCTTTGATCCATGCTCTGCACTCCGCCATCTGCTCGCATTTCTGGAGCCTCTGAATTTTGGCTCTTGACTCGCCCTCTCGCCAAAGCCGCTTGCTGTACCAAAACAGGCGAAGGGCTTTTCCCGAATGTTGAAGTAAGCGTTTCGGCCAGCGAGAGCGTTACCGCATCCTCATATCCCGGCGGCAGAGTGAAAGTATCAGTCAGCGCAAACGAAGAAAACAGGTTCCACAGATTCAGCCTCAACTTATAGGCCACGGTCGGCACAGGCCAGAGGTAAATCTGCCCCAAAGGCCATCCATAATTGGGGTACAGATAATAGGGAATCTGGGTTGCCAGTGAAGGAACGGGGTTTGCCATCCACCAGGCATCATCCACGATCTTGAGAGGCCGATAAATCACAGGGCTTTGATCGGTGAGCACCAGATTAGCAACGTCAATGCGTGGAGGCCGCGAAGTCGTTACCGTGAAATCTGGGGTCTGCGCAGCAAGGCCAATCGTGTGCGGATTGTGGTTAGGCGTTAACTGAAATTCTGTGAGCGTTGTGCCGAAGATGTAGAGGCTTTCGGTATTCCAGTTATCATTCAGCCGATTAAGTTTATTCAGGCCGAAAGCGGCATCATCGGCGCTCAGAGCTTCCCCCGGCGCATATAGGCCAGCCTCAATAAATGCATTCGTGATAACGTCTTGAGAGGTCATTTGCCCTTTCGGTCAAACGCTGTTTTCTGCTGTGCAGTCAGAGCCTTATGGAGCAAGGCAAGCTGTAGGCACATTTCCCGCAGCCATCCCTTTTCCGTCTTCTGGCTTTCGTCAGTTTCTTTGATCTCTTCCGGGGTCATTTGCGCCTCTTTCTGGCGATAATCTCATCCTGTCGCCATGTCGTCTCTTGGTAGGCGTGGAACCCGATACCGTCCGCAGTGCCTTTGGGTGGTTCTGGGCTTTCCAGATAAACCTCATCTACGGGCTGCGCAGACTCGCGCTGGATCGCCTCTGCTGCCGTTGGAGCGTTCACATATTTGCGCACAATGAAACGCTTGTCGCTCATTCCTGTGCTCCATAGAAGCCATGAACCTGAAGCGTCTTTGATCCAGCGGTTGACATGATCCAGCAAACATCATTGCCCTTGGTGACGTGAATGGGGGTGGACAGATTCGCCGTGATCTGCCCATTGGCGGTAATCATGGCCTGCCAGATAACCGCTGTACCAGTTCCGCAGGTTGTTCCTGTGCCTGATTTGAGCGTAGGGAAAGAATCAGCAGCGGTGCTCCCGGCAGCTGATGAGCCAAACTCAATATCGGTAATGTAAATGGATCTATCCGTAGCAGGAGACGCGCACGCCCCACCAACAGCCTGCAAGGTTGTGGCTGTTGAAACCGTGACAACGCAGTTGAAGCCGTCCTTGCGACCGTTTACTGTGGTTTGCGCGCAAAGCAGTGTAACCGTGGCCAGAGCTATCAGGCCCCAGAATCCTATGCGATACCAATTTAAGAGTTTCATGCTGCTACCTCCTTCGATTTGCGGGCTGGATCGTGAGATCCTCCGGGTTGCTTTAGTAAAAATTCGTGATAGTTTCCGGCATAGCACTTGTCGCCTTCCCAATGGTGAATGTTCATGTTAGGAAGAAGCCAGTTTTCCCCTCCACACGCCTCATAGCGTCTGCAAAAGGCGTAATCTTCGCCCCACCAGATGCCCTCATGCGCGCCGTGATTGAACAGATCCACAGAAAGAGAATATTGCGGCCCATAGCACAGCTCTGGATAGGCACGCATGAACTTATCGAGTGCCGTGGTAGTGACTTTCAGGAAGCCCGCAGGAAGAGTCCGGGCCTTGATTGCGCCGTCTTTGCGGATAAGCGGCCTGCCGTCCATGATGGCTGAATGGTCGTCTTTCCCGCACGTACATTTGACCCCTACCATGTGCGTGTAAATTGCCCCCATGTATTGCTCTTCTTCCACTTTGCAGCGATATGTCCCGCCTACCACATCGCCCTCTGCATCCAGCAGTTTCACCATGTCTTCCACATCCCAGGAAACGTCATGGTCAATGAAAACGATGATGTCGGCTTTTGCATCCATGGCCTTGCGTGCTATCTCTGCTCGCGCTCCGGAAATGTAGGGGTTGCCGGCGGTGTAAGTGAAGCCGTGCTCGTATCCAGCGGCCTCAACAAAAGGAACGCAGTTGCGCAGCGAATCAACCGTTTTAGGATGCGGGCCAGTAGAGAATTTGGCAATGGGAATGCCGAAAACTACCTTGGGCTTGCCCTGTTTCTGCTCTGCGTAAATTGCGGGAATGAATCTCTCTGTCATTTCTTCAGTCCAACTCCCAAAAGGTTGTAATGGGTGAGGCGTGAGGTTTCACACTTGTCGAATCCGGCTTGCTGTAACGCATCTTTCAGCGTCTCTTTCACAAATCCGCAGTGATGCGCCATGTAGGGGAAGGCTTCAATCTGGCTCATGTCGCCATAGAACAAGTGCAGGCCGCAGATTCTTCCCGCTGTGGGATAATCCAGAACTTCGCCGTTAGGCTTTACATCTTCCAAGTCAGGAACAAGGATTACAGCCACTCCTCCAGGTTTGAGTACGCGCTTGAATTCATTCAGTGCGCGATTGACCTCATGCGGGTAGAGATGTTCGAGAGCATGGCAGCAGAAAATGATGTCATACGGCCCAATCTCGCCCATATCCGTCATGGTGGCCACGATGTCAGGGTTGTTTCTTGGTTCAATATCGAGATAGACAGGTTCAAAGCCATTTTCTGCCCATTCCGGCATTCTTTCCGGGCCTGATCCTGCAATGAGAACGGACTTCAGCCCGGAGCCTGTAAAGCCCCGGACTGTATCCGCCATGTTTGGAGTCACTACTTGCACTTACGCGCTCCCTTTCCAGAGTCCCAAAGAGGTCAACGTCGCTGCTACTTCAGCGCAGAACGCCGCCAGATTGCTTGTGACGCTGATAAAGGACTGAGCTGATACTACCGATGCAGCCTGAGTTGCTAGCGCCCGCTGTGCGATGGGTGTAGCCCCATAAAAGCTGATCGTATCGGTTGCGGACAGGCCAACAAGAGCCTGAATCGCAGTCCGGTCAAGCGCTCCTTCGTGAATCGTCACTGATTAAGCCGTGCCTTTCCAGAGGCCAAGGCCAGTAAGAGTTGCGGCAACTTCCGCACAGAAGGCCGCAAGGTTGGAGGTTACGGAAATGAACGAAGTAGCCGATACCACAGAGGCCGCTTGTGTCGCTAAAGCCCTCTGCACTACCGGGGTTACTCCGTAAAAGCTGATTGTGTCAGTGGTGCTCTGCCCCAAGCCAGTTCCGCCGGGGTTCGCATCACTCAACTGTCTTGCTGGTGCGGTCATAAATTTCTCCTAAGTTGAAATAAAGTTGGAAGGGGCGGGATTACCGCCCACCCGGTTAACCGTCTGCGTGGATGCGGCACGCCATATTTGGATAGCGGGCCAGGAAGCCATAGAACACGTCAATTCGGCAAGGGAACTTGTCGTTCAGGATGTCGCCTTGACGCCAGATTCTCATGCTGAGCGTATCCATCTGCTGCGTTGCGCCCCATGCGCCGTACCGGCTGGGATCTTCCAAATCCGCTGTAGCGAAAATGTAAGCATCCTTGTGGTATGCGAGGGACTGTTGCAGGGTTTCAGAAACACCCGCGCCGATCTTGACAATGACCTGATCGGCGGCAATGGCAGCAGAGACGTTCTGCTTTGCGCCGGTTGGCGTGATCGGCGGACGGATGGCCAAAGAGGTTGCGTTAGCGCCTGAATCGGCGGTAACGACGAACTGTTTTAGATAGCCCAAGTCGGCCTTGGTTTCCGGATCGACTGCGTTCAAGGTGGCAATGGTGATGACATCGCCCTTCAGGAAAGTGGTTGTGCCGGTTTTCAGGGTGATGGTTGAGCCGGTGACGGTTCCGGTTGAATCGACTGAGTAGCCCGTGGTCTTGGCAGCGGTGCCGGTTGTGTGCGGGGTCATCTTCACATTCGGGAAGATGTTGAATCCCATCGCATCCTTCACCACGCCTTCGGTGTACTGCTGACCCAATTTGCCACCAGGAGTAAACAGGCCTTTGGTAGCGTCCATGTACTTCGTCGCGTGCGTCGGGGAAAGCATCAGGTTAAGGTCATCGTCTTCCGGGGTGAGCTCTTCCATGAGCCGCTGGCGTGCTTTGGCGGTGTCCAGGTAAGAGAATGCGTTGCCGTCATCGTCAATCAGGTTGGCAGTTGCCTTGTACGCCTGTTTGATGATGTCGGCTTCGACGTTTGAAACCAGACGGGCGATTGCCGGCTCAAGGTAACGCTTGGAAAAGTCATCAATCACCAAAGCAAGGTCATTGCTCTGGAAATTCATACCCACATTCTTCTGCGTTCCCAGGGTCAGGACTTGGCTGGCTTCGGTTACGTCCTGAGTCACCATGGTCGAGCCGGTAGAAACCGTGAATTCGTTGCGGTCGCGGAGAGTGATTGAGTAACCAACCTTCGCGCCGGTCTGAGCATATTGGCTGTCATACTGCCGGTTAATGCTCCGGATGAATTTCGCTTTACTGTGAAACAGCCGGCCAGCTTCTCGCAGAATCTTGGTCGGCGTTAAAAGGGAGTTCGACATCGCTTATTTCCTCGCGAGCTGCGCATTCCGCTTTCTTTCCCATGTCTTCCAATCGTCTTTGTCATCAGGTTCCTGATTGACAGACGTTGTACGGCGGACAGGGCTGGGCGGTCTGGGTGCTCTGGTAGTGGCAGACGGCGGCTCATCGGCCTCTTTTTCGTCTGCGGGCTTGGTGCCAGCGATGCGAGATTCTATTTTGCCGATTTCACGGATGGCCACAACAGGATTCAGTTTGGCAATGCGTTCTGCTTCGTCTGGGTTTTTGCCCAGCTCGTAAGCGATTAACGCGCCATACTCTGAGGTAACGATTGCATCCCGCATAGCGTTGGACATGGGAGTATCTTCACTGAATGCAACTTCCTCAAAGTCGGAATGGGTTTTCTTGGCCTCAACGCACTGTGACGCAAAGCCATTGACTACCTTTTCCTGTTCTGAGCGTTGCTGCGTTTCGTTGCGGTATTGTTTGACCGCATCTTTCGCTTTGAAGTCAGAGATGTCTTCAACCCACTTGTCTCTGGCCTCTTCATACTTTTCCCATGCATCCGCGCCGGTGAAATCGGCTGCTTTTGGCTTTACGGGCGGTTTGGCTTCCTGTGATTGCGTGGCCTGCTGCTGGGCTTGAGCGTTTCCGCCACCCTTACGCAGAAGTTCAAACAGGGTTTCATTCTCCTGTTTGAGTTTGGCAATCTTCCGCTGCCATCCGCCGAGCCGCTTGTGCTCGATCTCGTCATCAGTAGTTTCTTGAGTCGCCTGTTCATCAACCTCGCCAGCCTGTGCAGCAGCAGCGGCAGCTAATTCTTCGGCGTTATCTTTGGTTTCCGGCCCATCCTGTTCCAGGACTTCAGCCGCTTGTTCGTTTGCCATGTAGTGCTCTCCTGTGGCCTATCCGTTTGCCGGACTAGCCGAAACTTGTGTGAGCGGGTTAGGCTCAAGCGATTCCCATTCAGGCACAGCGATAACGCCATGCTTATCTCCGCTTGCAAGGGTGATAGGTTTCAAAAATCCTTTTAGGCTTTCATCGCTAAGCTCTCTGATGGCCACTCGATAGCCAATCACTCGCACATTTATCGTGCGGTCTTGATTGATGTCGTAGCAGCGCGCCTCAAATGGCTCACATGGAATGATGGTGGTCTGCCCTTTTTCGCAACTCATTGCGCTCCTGCCTGTGGCTGACTCTCTGCCTGCTGCGCTGCCAATGCTGATTGGTTAGCGGCGGCTTGGTCGCCTTGCTCTAATGTCTGTTGATGGCCTTGATCGGCGAGGGCAGCCTGATTCTGGGCTGCTGCTTGCGTCTGCTGCATCTTATTGGCATGTTCCTGGGCTTGTAGGGCTACTTCATGCGCCGATGTGTGAAGCGTTTGGAGTTCTTTGCTCTCAAGCGTGGCCCGGACTTGCTGGTTTTGCGCTTTGCTGGAAATTTCAGCGACCGTGATTTTGACGTAAGCATCCAACTCCGCTTTGGACTGAGCAGTTTGCTCCTGTATTTGGGTAATCTGCACTTTGCCTTGCTGCTCAATAACCTTGGCTTCGCGCTCTTTCTCAAGCTGCTGGATGTGCTGCTGGCCTAACTGAATAACCTGATGGGCCTGCTGTAGCTGCGTCTGTAATTGCTGCGCTTGAGCGGCTGGATCTTGATTCTTGTCTTCGATCAGGCCAGGATGCGACATTTGAATAAACCGCTTGAACCTGTCGGCCATGATGTCTGAGCCTGCCATATCGGAATTGGCAAAGAAGATGTCGCCCACCACGTTGATAAGCTCGGGCTGGGCCTGTAGCACGGAACTCATCATGTCGAAAGTTTCCATGCGCTTGCTGCTGAAGGCCCTGCCCATGGTCACAATAGGAACATCTGAGGATGAATCCGCAACCTTGTAGTGCTTCTGCTTGCCGTATTCATCTGTGTGCGGCTGATTGATCTTGGCGACCTTAGGCGCTTCATCCTCGCCCAATATCTGCACCATGCGGCTGGAGTCATAGACTTTAGGAATCAGATCGGCAATCATCAGGCCGCCCTTTTTGAATGCACGCTCAAGGTTGTCCATGAAGTGCATATTCGTGACGTTGGATTGCTGCTGCCGTCTCTGAATTGCAAGCCCAGAGGATTCATTGCTCTTGTTGCCAAGCGAAGCGTCATAAATCCCCGCTGTGGCCTTCATGTCGTCAATCTCTTGGCCAGCGGCAACGCTTAAAGACTGAATTGGAGCTTCTACAACCTGCCTCTGTGGGCGGTCTACTTTTTCGCCATTTACGTTGCTGCCCTTGTAAACTAGATAAGGCCGCATGGTCGTATTCATCTCTAACCACTCGCGCTCATGGCCCTGTATCTGGCCTTCCTCGATCAAATAGGGCTGAATAGGCTGGGTTGCCATCGTTTCCGCGATGCGCGTCTTGTAGAAGTTAATGAGCTGCTGGGGATCGCGCTGGAATCTGACAACAGAGAATAGATTGGGCTTGCCATCGAGAATGATCTGTTTGCCCAAAACAGGAATGATAGGGATGCAGTATCCTGGCCAAACCGTATCAGTGCCTTCAATTACCTCAAAGCCATTGATCTTGCAGAACTTGACTGTGCACTTATCGACCTTGCGTGTCTCTTTTTGTTTGGTCTGCGGATTGATGCGCTCAATGGTTTTTTCTTCGTGCTCCAAATACCAATATTCCGCAATCCTTACTGTTTCCGTGCCTATCCAGCCCTGAGAGAGGCTTCCGGCCTGCTCCCATCCAATCGCCTCAATTTCTTTGGTGTCAAATTGCCGTTTGTACTCAGCTACTGGCATTTCTTCAACCACAAAGGCGAATTGTGGCTCCATGCCAAAGCACGACGGAATCAGTATTCCGTAAATAGAGAATGGGTCGAAGAATGGCCGGACTTTTAAATCCTGATCCCATCCTTCGTCATCGCAGTAGTCAGTGATGAATCCGAAGTAACCGAACGATCCCCCGGCAGAAAACTCAACCGCCGTTTCATAGGCTATCTGGGCATCGGAGTCGTACTGGATGTGTCGCGCCATGCCCTCTTTGACATCGGCGGTATCTTTGTCGCCACCATCACCAACCACAAACTTGATTTGCGGCTTATTCTGACGTGCTTCATTTGAAACCTGCTGCACGAATGTATGGCAGCGGTTGAAGGTAAGCGCGGGACGGCCCTTTGTGGTGCGTTCATTCTTGACGGCGGCATCCCATTGATCTCCTACTACAAACTTGAGGTCTAAAGCCGCTTGCTCACGGATAGGCTGCTCATCCGAAGCGGAATCCTCGAAACGCTTTCGGGCAGTCGCTAGGAACTCTTCCCGGTCTAGCTTTTCGGTTGTCTCTTCTTTTTCTTCGGTGGGCATTTAAGGGACGATGTGCAGCAGGATTGATCCGCGCTGATTGGCTGCCTTGATAGCGGCCAACAGAAAGCGCTCAAACAGTATGAGCCTGAGGTCTTGGCTCACAGCTTTGTTCCGGTACCCCATTCATTCGTGCCGCCCATTTCGGCCTGCCCTTGCAGGAACTTCACAAAGAACACGGTTGCATCGGAAAACGTCTGCTCATGCACCCATACGCTGCCATGCTGGTAAATCTGGGTGGAACTGAGTGTCTTGCCATTGGCAGCTTTGTTGATCGTGGTCGATACAGGCAGGGATTTCTTGTCTACGCTCATACCTTTTTCACCTTCTTGGGCAGTTTGGTCGTTTTGGTCGCCGCAAAGTCTCTGAGCTGCCCCATGGACATCTTCAGAACGCCACGGTTGCGCTTGTAGACCTTGTTCGGCGCGTGCTCTGCTATCGCCATAAGCTGCTGCTGAGATTGGCTTAGGGCTGGCATTAGCGCATCCATCCTTGGGCCATCTGGCCGCCATAAATGGTTTCAGGCGGCGGTTCTTTCACTGCCTTAGTGACAGGCCGCGCAAAGGTTAAAGCCAGTGCATCACCATCATCCGGTGAAGTTGATTCCACGCCCATTTTGGCTAAGCGTTTCTTCATTATGTCTTTGGGCTCCAACTTCACACGCTGTAAGCGGTCGCTTACCAGAATCGGCTTGGACAAATCAGCCCCTAGTCCCGGATCGGAATCAATCGCTCCCCCATCCAATAGCCATTGCTTCATCTCGCCCCACATATAATCGCGCCAGTAGGCATAAGTCTGCGGTTTCAGGGGTGAATCAGCCCCGAAGTTGACGAGGGTAATGATGTCGCTGAATCCCATCTCAAGCAGTCGCGCATAGACCTGCGAAGCGATGCCAGCGGAATCAAAGAACAGTCGGTCAATCTTCTCGCCGTTGAAGCGTCTCGATAACACATCGGCAATCCTGCCTGTCATTACTGCCGGGTCGCGGGTAAACTCGCCTTTGATCTTGATTGGCGGAATGGATTTAGCATCAAACCCCTTGCGGAACCTAATTACGTTGTCATCTGAGCCGCCCCACGCGAAATCTACGGCTCCGATAAGAGGATCTTCAGGCTTTGAGCGCGGGATGGCTTTCTGGGCATTGGAAATTACTTCTTGGTCAATGTATTGGCCAGATGCCGCTCTGGGCGGAAGGCCACGAACACGCACACGGAAGAAATCAGAGTCCTCCCCATAGAGTTCTTCCCATTCTTTAATTTCTTCAGTGTTGATGCCTTCAACATTTCTGGAGTCAATGATGTAGTGCTTCCACAAATGCCGCTGTGAGCCATGCACGCATTCGTAGAAATCGCCGCTATTGAGTGTTGGATTGCCAAACTTAAGCCAGATGATCTCAGTGTTTGAATCGGTGAGGGCTCCGCGTCCTACTTCAGCGGAAATCTTGGCTGAAATCTCGCTGGCCTCATCCATGATGAGGATTAGCCGGCGGTCTTTGTTGTGCGCCCCGGCGAAGGCGGCGGGGTTTTCATCTGACCATGGGACAAAATCACAGCGCCATGTTTTCTCATGGTCATCTTCCAAAACACGGATGCTGGCAACGTTGACCTCAAACCAGTTGCGGTTAATTGCTCTGCGGAACCATGTTGAAACTTCCGGCTGTGTCTTGGTGTCGAGCTGGCCTTTTGTGTTGGCTGTCACATTGATGCGGCAATCCTCAAATGTGCTCAGGCCCCACCAGATGATGAAGGCTACTTCGGCGGACTTGCCGATACCGTGACCACTACTGATAGCTGCCTTGAATGGCTTGAAGCGCGTTTCTGGGTTGCTGAGATGCTGCCCTATGTCCCTGAGCAACTGCTTCTGCCATTTACGCGGTCCCTTTGAATGCTCAAGCTCGCCTTCTCCCCAGGTAAACCCATATCCAATAGCTCCAAGTGGATCATGGCGATATTGCACCAAGTCTGAAATCATGCCACGCACTTCTTCGGCCTGTTCCACAGTCGCGCAGTTCATTCAGAATCCGTAATCGCCTTGGCTCTTTCTTTGGCCTTCTGTCGAACTTCTTCCGCAAGGCTAACCGTTAGGCCGCCGCTCACTCTCACAGGCTGAGATACCTTGCCCTCGGTGCGTTCCCAAGCTGAATCCATATACATTTGTCCTACAACGCCATTCTTCAGCATCTTCTCCCACTGTGAATCCTTCCAGCGTTTTCTCTGCTCAGGATCAGAGAGCTTCTCTTCGAGCATCTCCTCGGTAGCTTCAGTGAGCCAAGACCTTTTGGGGCGACCGCCAGGATTGCCAGACTGACCGGGAAGAAACTGGCCTTTCTCGTTCCTGTTTTCCGCCTGATCTGAGGTTTCGATGTTTTTCACTGCTAACTCTGTATTTACCGCGCTATAATCAGACTTATGCCTGATCCAAAGCGCATTTCTGTGAAGGAAATTGAACTACTTCGCCGGCTAATTCGGGGAATGAGCCGGGATTCTTTGCTCTATAAGTTGTTGAAAGAGGAGTTATCAGCATTGGGTTACTGGAAGAATAGGCCACGGGGAAAGCCAATGATTCGTTGAGGCTCAAGCGAATGAACTCTGATCCTTGTGTGGGTACGTGAGTAAAAGTCCTTGTTTCCAATCTCTTACAGGCAATGTGATAGCATCGCGGCTCTTGATGGGCGAGAACCTGGCCTTAATCTCAGCAAATGACTCATTGGTTCTAAGCTTGAGCGTGTTGCTTGAGATCTGGCAGACAGGTACATCAGCAAGTATCCGGTCGAATAACTTGCGGCTGATCTTATGGGCTGGGGCTTCGGTTGAAGCGTCCTGCTGCTTTTTGTAGAGAAAGAATGCCAATATTAGAGTGAGTCGTAAATTGCAGCGAAGATGTCTGGTTTGCACGGGTAAAACTCGCCTTTTATGCCTCGAATCAGCATGTCGCTGTTTTCTGCGGTCATAGTTCCTTCAAGAGTCCGAATCTCTATGCTCTTGGGAAGAAACAAGAAAACGCCTTTTTCGTAGGCTTCCTGCACTGACGTTGGAAGGGCTTTCCAGTCACTCGAAGCGGAGCGCAGAATATCTGAGACTGGCCACGCTTCAATCGTTACTGGCTTTTTGCGGTATTCCATTTTGGGGCTAAGAATCCCTTGGGCTTACTCGCGCCACTTTTTAACATGCGCTGGCGGCAACCACGCGTTTTTGAATGCGCGAGAGACTTCCGGTTCCCCCGCGCACCTCGTATAGTTTTTGGGCCTTGGTGGTTCGAGAGTACAGCTATGCTACTTGGGCTTGCAACTAATCTTTAGTGTACCCAAGCAATTGTATGCGGATCGTCGCAACCTTTGGGAAGAGTTGCCGCGCATTTGTTACGCCTAATTTCAAATAAATCCTGCGCAGAGAGTTCTTTACCGCCTGCTCTGATATGCCAATGGTGGCAGCTATCTCTTTATTCGACAGGCCATCCTCAAGCATGTACTCAAGCACATACTTTTCACGGTCGGTTAAACTTAAGTTTGTTTCCACGTGGAACGCGCTCACGTTTGCTTCTCCTTTTGTGGAGCTGGAATGGGAGGGCGTTTACCTTTTTTGCTTGGTTTTGGGCCTCTCGGCTGCGGCTCACGATCCCACAGAACGCTTTTACAGGCTCCGCAACGTTTCGGCCTTTCCATGGTTTCTGCTACCCACACGTTAGGGCAGCGTTGACACTGGCAGACTAAGCGATTGAAGACTATCTTGGTTGGGGTCATGCTTTTTTGCCGCCTTTCCATGCTCGTGAACGGCTGTAATCACGTCATCACGGCAAACGAATCGCTCTTCTCCGCGTTCAGTGTCGCGCGTGGCTTTGATGTAGGGAAGCTTCATGATACGTTCCATGATGGCAACTCGCTGTTTAGCCATTTCTAATGGTTTGTTTCTCATTTTTCTCCTAACAAATACTTATTGATGCTTTCAAGGCAAACATAATTCGATTGCCAAACTCCATCCACTTTTGCCCGTTCGCAGCGCATCTGCATACCCGCCGGATGGTAGAGGTTGCAAAAGGTACAAAATTGGGGAAAGCGCGTTTTTATGATGGTCACACGCTTGCATTGCACTTCGCTTTCGTCTCCCGCATATGGATCGAAAGATATGTATTGCTCATCGTTCTTAGTGTTCGCCATTATCAATTTACCGCCCTTTCAGCACGGCAAAATGTGCGCCACCACTTGAATATTTCTCGATTTTTCCGCGCAATTCTTCGGCGTAAGAGCGCAGATATTCTTTGGTGATTCCTTTGTCTGGGTAGAAAGGGCCGCTCTCGGATTGGTTAAGCGCATGTTGCATGTCGCGCATCAAATCATCTATGGCGAAGGCATCCAATTCCTTCATCGTGTAGTGCATTTTAGGCATTGAAGACCGCCATGATTTTGCCGCCCTTGGATTCAAGGCTGATTAGGGTGTAATAGTGGCCAGCGAAAAGATGTGCAGCGCGCTCGGCAGCTTGCGCCGTGGTTCCACTAAAAACCTCACAGCCTACATACTTGCCATTTACAAAGAAATTTAAGTTATCCATAGCGTCCTCCATGCCAAGATTCTGCACCATTGGCACATTATCTGTCAAGGTAATAATGCACTATTGGGACATTTATTTTACGTTGCTTTCTCCTTTGCTGGCGGGGGAGGCTCGGCTGGGCGGTAATCTTGTGGGTTTTCTAATTGGCAAATCACCTGTCCGATTTCTGCCAGTGTCAAATCTAGCGGATCGCCAGAATCGCACCCTGAGCCGTCTATGTCATCTGGGGCAATCGCATGTTTGCGCGCCAAATCGTAGATTGACTTCTGCCAGCGGGCCTGCTCTTTGTCCACTACTTTGTCAATCAGGCAACCGTCATGCTCAAAGTAATCGAGCGAACCAGTTTTGCACCCTTCACATTTTTGGGGCTGGGGAGGCTGGAGAGAACGGCGCACAGCTTCACGTACAATTTCCATCCAATTAACATTGGACTTCGTTGTGGAAAGCACTTCGCATATCTCTCTTGCTAGCTTCTCTACATCAGCCGCGCCCGCCAACTCTTTGCCGATTTCTCGGGCGTGCTCATGGATTCCTTCCAGTACGGCGTGAATCTCCGCATCGCATATGCCGTCCTGATTCCAATAGAACTCGCACTTCTCTAAGATTGCAGCGATTCTCTCTTGTCGCGTCATCTCTCCGTCTCCTTAGACTGCCCCGCCCCGCCAAATTATTCCCATCTTCCGGGGCCTGGAACAGTGGTCTTTTCTACTTTTGAGCGGATGCCAATTTCCCAGCATTTAGGACACCCATTTGTGTACTCCGCATAACCTGCTCCGCAAGTAACACACTCCCATGGAGACTTAGGTTCCGGCATATCAGATTGCGTCATTTCGTTTCCTTTCCGTGCGGTTGCGGCTCCCCGGCTGATGGGGTGAAGAATTGGGCCTCAAGCATTGCAATCATCTGCTCACGGTCTGAAACTTCGTCCAGATCCCATTGCGAAGCGGTTTTCCAGAGCAACGATACGAATTCGCGGCAGCGTGGACTAGGCTTCAGCCCTGCCAGCATTGCGTCCAGCTTGCTCAACAGCCAATCGCGCTGCGCGCGCACATTCATATTGTCCCACTCGTGAGGTTCAACTATTTCTGCATCACGGATTGATTGCGGCAATTCGCCAAAAGTTCCTGAGTTTGTGGGTGTCGGCCCTTCGGCGGGAGAGGCCGCGCCTGCAAACGATTCCTTCCCGCAATAACACATGTCAGTTCCGGGGCGGCGTTCATGCACCATTTCGTCACATCTCTGCGAGTTGAATGGGAAAGCATGTCTTTGAGCCTGATCCGTGGCCCGCGTCCCTTCGCTTGGCAGGGCCGTCTTTGCTTTAGCAGAACAGTTGCAATCTTCTTTTCCTCTTGATGAGAGGGAAATACATGTGATGTCGTGAGGTTCGCTTGGCAGGGAGGGGCCGGACTCGTCATCAGAATCAGTACATAAATCGACCTGATTAGCGTCGTGAAGGAACCCGCTCACGAGTTCCATCTTCCCGCTATCGCCGTCAAATGCACGTACTTCAGCCGATGGATTCAACCCGTGAGCGATTAGCTCTTGAAGCTGCTTTATCATTCCTTCGACGGTCACGCGATTACTCCCCAATCTTCCGCGAGCACATCCGTTTGCGATGCCAGCCACGGAACAAATGCTCCGTCTGCCGTTTTCATTCCGATCCATGGAAGTAGTCGGTTGCCAACCAGACCATAATCGTAGGGAGCCGAAGAACCTAATCCCCATTGGTCGGCTGTGACCAAACCAAGCCACATATCTTTACCATTCCAGCCAGAGCGTGATACCTTCTGACCTTGTTTGAGTGCTTCTATTGCCTGTCCGAAGTTCATGGTTGTTTCTCCTTTTTGAAATTTATTGATTTGCGACGGCGCGGGGCTTGGCAGGGAGCCGCGCTCACGTTGATTGGTTCCCAAGCTGTTAGTAAAGCAGGCTTCACAGTGACCATTCAAAGGCACACGATGCAGGCACTCTTCCGGTTGCGTGGGCAGGGAGCCGGGAAGGGCCGCTAGGGTGTCTGCTATTTGAGCGGCTTTTTCTGTGTTCGTGTTGCGATTGTCTGATGCGCACCATCTGAGGAAATTGATTGCTTCCTCAATGCATTGCGGCTGGTGATCGCCTGAAACCCATCCTCGAACTCCACCGCGCAACTGTTCATAGTTCCCCGCGCCAAAACCTTGCACGTCTGGCCCTTGCGTCCCATCCGATTCCAGCGGTAAATGTAAATTTGCATTGTTATCCTTCCGCCCCTCCACGCTCCGGACTGGAGAGCCGCCCACGCGCAATGCCTGAGCTTTAGCGAATGGAGCCAATATGCACATGCGACCGTATAGCGATAAGCGGTCGTCTTCGTCAGACTTCGGCACATTCCAGCGGTCAAGCTGGTCAATGCAATATTTGTAGTTGCGCACTATCTCATGCAAATCAACGCCATCTTTAGCGGCCTCATCGAGCACATGCTTGGTAGACGGTTGAATGGTTACGGTTGTTTCCCCCGGCGCATTCTTCTGCCCCTGAGCGGCCACAGCGGGTTTGTTTGGCTCAGAGTCATCAGCTTTCCAGTTCCTGCAAGAGTTCTCAAGTGGATGAGCGGTTTGCTGTAATGCCTTCCCGTCCTCTGTTGGTTTTCCAAGCCAGTGCGGAGTGCCGCAGTTGCCCCGTAAGGGATTGACGCAACGCTTTCTAGTCGTGAGGACAAGGGAATCAATTTCGTGCGATTTGGGTATTGTCCAGCCCCCCAATTCTCTTACCCACGCATCACGGTACATTTGCCAATGATGCTTCCATGATTCGGCATCCTTTTTTGCTTCGTTTAGTTGACCCTGAAGCTCGGCCAATTTGTCTTCTAGTGGATTGCGCTCCCCGCCTTCCCCGGAAAGGGGCGCGGCCTCGGGCTCACAATTTATCCCACAATAGCAGCTACAGTCGCCCTGCGGATATTCACAACCTACATGACATACTTCCCAAAGCCCTTTACCTTCAGGTAGCTTGCCTAGCGGATGCTTCTTGCATTGGGTCGCTCTCGTCTCCCTGGAAACCGGAATGCTCACGCCTTCTGGAATAGATATCTCTAAGTGGTGCGCGCTTCCGCAGTCGTCCGGCCAGTCGATTTTCAGTTTTGTGGCCGGCTCCCTGGAAACGGAAGGGGCCGCAAGCTGTCGCAGATCAGCAGCGATGGCTTGCCAATCGAACTTGTCAGCAAACTGATAACCGGCAACCGTTGTACGATGCCGCATTGCAATCTCTGTTAGAATTTCCGTCGTTATGTCGCTCATTGGCTCACCTGTGTTTTCTTTCGGCGTTTCCTTCTATTGGCATTGCGTTCTTCTCTCTCACGTCTTCCCTTGCCAGCAAAATAATCCCTTTTGGCCTCAGCAAATTGTTCCGATGTCATTACCCCAAAACAGGAAATTAGAAGCTGCACACATTCCGTCAGGGTAGCCTTCATTTTTAGTTTCAGCACTCTCGCCACCTTCCACAAAATCTGCAAGATTCACGCGGTTTATCATTGAACATGCCAGCAACCCAAGCGTGTGGCTTGTTATAATTCTTTCCCTTCGGACCAGCTGCTTTGCATAAATCGCCTTCAGGTTGGGCGCTCATCCCTCAACCTTCCTTCCGCGCTCGTGGATAGCTGCTGCCTTGCAATCAGAATGGCCGGGTAAACTTAAGCAAGAATGAAGCCACTTTTCTCCGATTAGTCTTGCAGGCGACCAATAAAAATCTGCCGCGCATTCAGAGCAAATGATTTTGGCGATGGCATCTCTTTCCTGCTTCCGGGACAGAGAGGATTCGGATTCGGCAAAGGCCACAACTTTGTCCTCTGACCAGCCGATTTCGCCCCTGCTCGATAAAAACTTCCGCGCTCTCTGTCTTACGCCGCTCATGGCTCAATAAATCCTTTCTCGTTCATTTGGCCGGCATAGTCTTTTGCGGCGAAGATGCCACCTGTATAGGCAATCGGTTTATTTTCCTCTGTGTCCCACACCACATAGGCGTAGCTCTCTAAACCCTTGATTGGCGGGGTGTTTTCTCGGATTACATATCGCTCTGCTGTCTCAGCCATTTCTCCCCCAGCGTCTATCTCTTTCCCTCTGCTGCGCCGGCCAACTTATTGAACTCAATCGCCCATACCCAAGGGTTTTTCTCCCAAGCGTATTTGCCGTCTTCGCGTTTGGAGTTGATCGAATCCCAGAGCCGCATGAAATCAGTTCTTGCCGGTACGCTTCCGGGTCCGAGAATGCGACCGAGTTCCTTGATGTGTGGCGCGGCATCGCTGATTTGAAGATTGGCAACATCCTCAGCCGTGTAGACCTCAGCTTTGCAGCCTTCCGCGATTGCATCCTCTTCGCTGATGTCCTGCACCCGCTCAACCTGTACGCTCACGATTTCCAGCGTCAAACGTGAGGCCCAGCGCGGCATGTGGATAGAAGGCTTGAATACCTGTCCGCTTGGGCCGTTGTAGCTCGCCCGATAAACGCATCCGTGTGGGCCTTTATTCGGCAATGCTTTATCGCAAGCGGCGCACACGCAGCGATTCCACGTTTCCCGCACCCACAGCCGATCTCCCGGCTTGCCGTAGGGACAATTTCGCAGATGGCCTACGCGCTCAGTTTCCGGGTAATGGAACCATACTGCCCACGGATCAGCAGCAGCCGATGGATCACAAATGGAATGAACCTGCCATGAGGGTAGAGGCTTAACCACTCGCCGCGTCTGCGTCTTCCTGCCATCCATCACGGCTCTCACCATCGGGCCTGAAAACAGAATCGGCTTCTCTTGAACTGCTACAGAATTACTCATTTTCAAAGTGCTCCTGTGCTTCTCTAGCTATCTGCATCGCCAATTCGTGATTCAGCAAGTAGCGGTACTTCGTGTGCAAATGGATAACAAAGGCATTCCAGCGACAGGCGCGATCTACCTCTCGGCTGTTCTCTTCCTGCTGCCTCGCTATGCGGTCTAACGCTCTCTGACCTGATTCAAGCATGGGCCGCCATTACCTTTTTTGCAGGCACGCCTACCACCTCAAAACGTTTGGGCTGCCGCTCTTCAATCCACATGTACAGATAGCCGTCAACTTCTTTGGTGCGCAGTTTGTAGGTTCTAAAGCGAAAGTAGACGTGCGCTTTTTTACGAACACGCAGAGAGGAAACATCCTCAAGTTTTATGCGCATCGCCCTGCCAACTCCCAGCGATAAAAGTTTCTTCGCGGCTTCATAGATGGCAGCATTCTCTTTAAGGGCTTTCAGCTTCCTTGGAATTTCGCTCGGCTCTATTACTTCAAACGTCATGCTTTTCCTTTCAGTAAAGTCTCTGCCTGCTGGCGAAGCGTTTCAGCATTCCGATCCGGGTCAATGTCGGGCCATACCGTTCGCACGTTTGGCATCCGCTTGACTCCGACTTGCAGTTTGTTGGCGATCTCCGCTAATTCCTTCATGCCTATAAATTCCTCGGGATGCGCCGCTCTGCGCTTCTCTAGTTCGGCAAACTCTTTCGTTTGGCGATCAGATTCCCGTTTGCGCGCATCTTGTACTGCCTCTTCCCTCAAATTCAGCATTACATCAACCACATCTGGCAGCTTGGGCATACCACGCCATACCTGAATTGTGCCATCTTCAAGCTCGTACTTTGGCGGGTTACTTATCAGGTGGGTCATTGCCTGATTGAACTCCTGATACGAGTAATCCTTGAGAGTGTCCCGCCACAGTTCCAACTCCTGCGCTGGCAGCTTTGACCTGTAAACAAGCTGGATCGTTTCCATGTACGACCCCACTTCCGCCAAAAACTTCTCGGGTTGTTTTTGAAATGTCAGCGGCCTTTCTGTCGCCTTTTGAAGTTCCTGCCCCATTCACTTTCTCCTGATTGAATTCGTTACGTGGCCCACTTAGAAAACTGCAAAGCCTTGGCAAAAATTCAAATGGCAACTTTGATCTTGGGAAACCGATACTCGCGTATAGATTTGCTAAACACTGCGCATACTGGCCATCAACCCAGCCGGGACTTCTATCTCGCACTGCTTTTAGTTGCGCTCCATCTGCCGCCCCCCACGGACATTCGACTCCACCATTCTGCTCAGACCATGCGTTTTGGATCATGGACTTTATCCGTGAATGCCAAGAATCCATCGGGAGAACCTCCGCAGGTTTTTGCGGAGAACGTCTTTTCACCTTACACGTAACACGTTTACCAATACCTTCACCAACACCAACACCGTCTCCAACTTCTCCCAAACCTTCCCGCAATTTTCCCGAACCTTGCGGCAAAATTTCCGCAGGGATGGAAAGCTCAAAATGGGTCATCGCTACAGAGGTCTTATTGCTGTGACTCCTGTTTTGTTCCAGCCATGTCTTAAATTCCTCTTCTGGTGGGCTTGGTGAGCGCTTATCCGCCACGGTCTGGTACTTCCCAAACGTTCCTTGCTTGGCATCCCACTGCCCCCATAGCTGTCCTGCGCTCGTATAGAGGAAAATTAGGCGATTGTGGGCGTATTCCTTGAAGTACCTAAGTATCTCTTCATCCTTTGGCAGCATCTCATCTGTCCAGCGCGGGAAAGCCGATGCCACAATCTGCCTATAATCAATCCGTATCCGGCCATAACCGTTTGAGGCCGCTATCATCCGTGGATAGTAGAGCTGTGCCATCTTTGAGCAGGCGTTAATCCTGTCGCCATCCGAAAGCCCATGCGAATCTATTAACGGCAATTACTTCCCCTCTGGTTCAGTACACCCGGTTGTGGCCCCGCAGTCCAGACAGAGCCATTGTTCTTCGGCGCGCACCATGATTGCTCCGCAAACGTGAAATGGTATGCCGTCCAGAGAAGCAATATCTTTCGTGCTCATGCCGACAAAACCTACTAATTCATCTTTGGGCACTCTTTATACCTCAAATATTTCTATGCCGTGGATCGCCAGCATTAGCTTTTTCTTCAGCCTGTAGGCAGGGGTTTTGAAGCCCTTCACGTCCTCAACTACGGTTTCCAAGTTGCTCAACTCCACGTATCGAAAGTCGCCTTTGTAAATGCAAATCAATACTCCATTCACTTCTAGCTTGTATCTCGGTTGAAGCTCCAAGCTGGCGATCTTCCCGTAGAAAAACATAGTTTTGAGGTAGTCATACCGCAAAGCTTCTTTCTTGCTGGCAAACGTCACGCCATCCACAACCGTTTTCTCTGCTCCGTACTTGTGCTTCTTCTTGGCAATGTCCACAAGTTTTCCGCAGTCATAGCAGACCTTTTCCCGGCTCAGGCGTGGATGTTTGCACTTGGCCATTACGCACGCTCTCGCTTTAACCATTCGCCAAAGGTCATGTCTGAATCAGCGTGTAGAAAATCTCTGTAGCGTTTTTGTGAGCGGGTAAACTTAGGCGGCTTGGGGCTTTCACGAATCACCGCCTTTTTGCCTTCGTCCGTCACGGAGCAGTTGAAGTATGGCAGCCATTCGGTTGTGCGATGCTGCTGCATGTATCCAAGCGCAATCAGTTCACGGCAAGTATTTTCATCGCCGCCACCAGCGCAAAAGTGATTGCGGTACATGGCTCCTTGGCCATATTCATTCAGGCCTAAAGTGTGCTGCAAAATCTCAAGCTGTCTGCTATTAAGGGACTCCATTACTTTTTCAGCCTCACCAGTTTTGTTGGAGTAATTGTCATCGTGTGATCCCCATGAGGTTTCTCTGTAACGGATAGGTGGCTCTTGGCTTCCTTAACCGCTTCCTCCCATGTGTCCACTGCCATGGGTTTGCCGTTGTGGCATTCCATACAGGCCGCAATGAATCCGTCTGTAATTGTTATTTCTGTCATGCTGTCTCCTTCAGTGACTTCTTTGTGACCGTGATCGGCTTCGGGTTGTGAATCTTTTCATGGCATCCATGGCAGCTTGCGATGTTGCAATCGGGACTAAAGCAGTCGCATTTGTTAGGCCCGTGCCGCCTGTGGCTCCATTCCGTTGCAACCCATGGGCAGCGGTAACTAGCCTGTACTAGTTCATTACTTCCTGAAATATTGCGAACCCATGAAAGTACTCGCTCTTCGCACCTTCCCTTGGCCCGTTCAAAGACTTCGGCTCTGCGCTTCTCTCGCGCTGCTCCGTAAAGCCTCACCCTTTTGTGGCCAGTAATATGCTCTGTGCGCTCGGAGTGGACTACTCTGGGCGTTCTACGCTTGCGCCGAACAGGCTTCCTACGTGCTCTTGTGCGAGTAGTGCGGATCATGGAACGCTTATCCCTTCGTCTCTGAGCATCGCCATCATTTCGTCATCGGTGTACTTGCCTGCCTGCTTAACGCTCTGGCGTAGCTTTTCTTCCAGCGATTGGCCAGAAACAAATCGGTCTGCATCTGCCAGAAGTTCAACCAGAAATTGCTCTATTTTGGCTTCCATGTCGGCAATGTATTTGTCGTCTCTTGGAAGGCGCACAAGAAAGCTGTTAACGCCATCAGCAAGACGCGGATCATGGGCGAAAAAATCCCACCACTCGACAGGCTTTCCACGCTCACAGCAGGCCATATTGAGAAACATTTGCGGCTTGTGTTCTTCCGGCACTACGCCTGCAATCTTCCATTCAATGAATGTTTCCGTTTCAGGCACCTTTATTTCAACCCCGCCAACGTCTCCCACCAATCCATCCGGCGAGGCTCCGCAGCGGTCTATCCGCGGGTGCAGGACAAAGCCGCAGCGTTCCACTATGTAGCCCGTTTCCATCTCGTAGGCAGTCCGGGCCAATGGTTCATTATCCAAACCAAACTGCATGGCTTCCGTAACGAAGTGGTCAGCAGATCGTCCGCGTAATATTTCTGCCAGAAGTTCACGGCGGTATCTCTTTCGGGCAGCAAGTTCGCCTTCGCCCCGCTTGCGGGTGGCAATCACATCGGCAACCCGCGATGCCGTTACATGGCCAGCCCTAGCCTTCAGCCATTCCGGTGAATTTTGGTCATGATCTAAGAAGTTGGGCGGATAGACTTTCATTCCAAATCCTTTTTCTTGGCATCCTTGGCAGCGGTCAGCCTGCGGATTGCCTCATAGTTGTTGGCATCTTTTGCCACCTTAACGGCGGCATAGAAAATCTTGTGCAGTTCGCCTATAGTTGAGCAGTTGCCGATCCATTCCAACCGTTCGTTGAGGTCTTCTACTGGCTTGACTGGCTCTGCTCCGTTGCCGTCATCGTCATCTTCCCCAATGGCAATGTTGAAGATCATCTTGAGCAGGTAGCGCATCCCATAACTGCCAGCAGAGCCTCTGGCATGGGTTTTGGTCATCACATCGCCACCCTTGGCACCCTTGCCGTCTGCGGGCATGTCGTAGTAGTAAACCCGCGTGTACCGCCCGCGTGAGACGTGGCAGACAACACGCACCATTTCAATCTCAGGCGACACGCTTGGATCAGTGCTGAAAGAAAGCGAGAATTTGTGCTTCGTGTAAATCGGACGGAGCACAGCGTCCAGCTTGTCGTAAGTCGCATACCTGCTTTTGGTCTGAGTATTCGACATGTTTGGAGCCACGCGGCCTAGCTCCATCTGCACAGCGTTCATGGCCTCGTTAAAGTCCAGCTTGGCCGTCTCTTCCAATTCCTTGAAGTGCATCCGCTGAAGGATTTCGAGCTGCTCAACTTGTCCGCGCTCAAGGGCAATCTGCATCAGGGCAAGCGTGGTTACAGGTGCCAGCGCATCCTCTTTCGGTTTCCAGTTGCCATCAGTTTTAGGTATAAGTTCGGGCTGAATCGTTGCGTTCATGTGTTCTTTCCTCCAAGGTTAGGGAG